CTTGGCGTTGGCAGTGTCGCCTATGTAGGCCGTACCGCTACTGGTGACCGACGTTAGGGTGCCGACTGAGGTCAGCGAAGAAGCGGTGACGCCACTGGCGAGCGTGGCTCCTGTCAGCGTTCCGGCAGCCGAAGCGATTGTGATGGCCGCAGTGCCGTCGAAGTTAGTGCCGTTTATAGCGCGAGCGGTCGCGAGGGCCGTGGCCGTAGCAGATAGGGCTACCGCGATATTCGCCGTGCCATCGAACGAGGTGCCGCCTATCGTTCTGGCACTGGCTAGGGCCGTGGCAGTGGCCGCGAGGCCTGAGCAAGTAGCGGAACTCCCACTGGCGTTTCCGGTGAGCGCCCCAATGAAGCCCGTGGCCGTCACTTTGCCAGTGCTTGGGTTGTAAGTCAGAGTACCGTCCGACTCCAGGCCAAGGTTCCCACCGTCTACATCCCCACCAGCGGTGAAGATCACCGCATTGTCCTCGTCGGTGTCCTCGTTGTCCGTGATCGTGACAGTGGTCGCCAGGGTCGCGAGGGCCACTGCGATGTTGGCCGTCCCGTCAAACGAGGTGCCGCCTATGGTGCGGGCGGTTTCTAGGGCGGTCGCGGTAGCCGCGAGACCCGAGCAAGTAGCGGAACTTCCGCTCGCGTTACCCGTGAGCGGGCCAGTGAACCCCGTCGCCGTCAGCATCCCCGAGCTAGCGTTGTACGTGAGGCCCGCGTCCGTCTTCGCGGCCAAGCTGCCGGTAGCCGAATCGAACATGGCTATGGAGGACGAGGCGTCCGTGCTGTCCACGACGACAACCGTGGACGCCGCAGTGGCAGTGTCCGAGTTGCCAGTTACATCCCCTTCGAGGTCCCCGGTCACGTCCCCAGTCACGTTGCCTGTAATGTTCCCGGCGAACGTCGAGGTCAGTACGTTCGTACCAGCGTTGTAGGTCAGCCCCGGATCCGTCAATGCCGCTAGCGAGCCGGTGGCGCTGTTGAACATCGCGACGTGAGAACTCGTGTCGCCACCGCTTGCAGCTACCGTGACCGTTGACGCTAAGGTCGCGGTGTCGGCGTTGCCAGTGACCGCGCCCGTGATGGCGCCTACGAACCCCCCAGCGGTCAATACATTCGAGGTCGCGTTGTAGGTCAGGCCGGGGTCCGTCTTGGCCGCAAGCGAGCCACTGACGCTATCGAACATTGCGATATGCGAGGTTACATCCCCGCCGGACGCAGCCACTGTAATAGTGCTGGCGAGGGTGGCCGTGTCCGAGTTGCCAGTTACGTCCCCGGCCACGTCCCCGGTCACGTTTCCGGTGAGTGGTCCTGCAAATCCAGCCGCCGTCAGAACCCCGGTCCCCGCGTTGTAGGTCAGATTCGATGCGTCGGTCTTGATTGCGAGACTGCCCGTAGCACTATCGAAGAACGCAGGGAAGGCGGTCGTATCGGACGAGTCCACTACAACGACAGTGTTGGCTACCGTGGCAACGCTAGCTGTAGAAGCCAGGCCCGTGAGTGGGCCGGTTAGTCCGGTGGCCGTCAGCATTCCCGTGCCGGCGTTGTAGGTCAGCCCGGCATCGGTCTTGACCGCAAGCGACCCGGTAGCCGAATCGAACATCGCGATGTAGGAGCTCGTATCAGTTGAGTCTACGACGACAACCGTGCTCGCGAGGGTCGATGTGGACGCTAGGCCCGTGAGGGGTCCGGTTAGCCCGGTGGCCGTGAGCATCCCAGTACCGGCGTTGTAGGTCAGGCCGGCGTCAGTCTTGGCTGCCAGGTCGCCCGTGGCCGAATCGAACATGGCTATGGAGGACGTTGTGTCGGTCGAGTCCACCACGGTCACTAGCGAGGCCGTCGAGGTCCCCGTGAGGGTCCCTACGAAGTTGGTCGAGGTGATGGAGGTCGCCCCGGTGACCACCCCGGCGTCGATCACGATGGTGCCGTCGAGGACGATCTGCTGACCGCTCAGTGGCGTGATCAGCAGGTCTGTGCCGGCAGTGGAGCTAAGCGTGTTGCCGTTGAGGTTGAGGTTGTCCACCTGGAGCTGAACCAGCGTGAGCTTGCCCGCCGTCCATGTGCCCACAGCCGTGCCAGAGACCACGTCGAGCATCGAAGCCGCACCAGACATATAGCGCCCCGAGTCTTTGTCGGCCTCGAAGGAATACGTCGGCCGTGCCGCCGAACCATTCGCGCTCTGGTGCTGGCCCGCCCTGTCCAGCGTATACACGAGGTCCGAGTTGGTTGGGCCGTTCCACACCTCCAGGAGGCTGTCGTCAGCGGTCCCGCGTGCCGTCGCGAACCCGAATATGTGTTCGTTGTCCTGCGGCTGGATCGCCTTGATACCGAATGCGGCCATTGGACTACCTCGCGATCATGTACACGATATCGTCACCGGCATTATCACAGATGATGTAGAGCTCGCTCAAGTTGCCGACCGGCAGCCACCCGGTCTCTTCGCCAGCGTCCAGCTCCCAGCCCGATGTAACGTCTGTCGAACCGTCCACCACCGTAACGCCACTAAACCCCACATAGACGTTGCCTGAGTTGCCGAGTACAGCCTTGATGTTGACGGCCTTCGCCGTGATGTCAGGGAGCTGATCGGCCGAAGTGCTACCCGCGTGCTCTCCCGACGCCGCCACCTTGGCGTATTGACTTGCATTAAAGCCGAGCATAGCAGTCCCCTACGTGAAATAGTGTGTGCCAATCGTTGGCTTCGGTCTAAGCTTTCGCATGGTCCTGCTGCGGCGAGTGCGCCTAAACGCACGCTGCTCGCACGCCCGGCGGTTGGCTTGGATCTTCACCATCATCTCCTCGCCGCCAGGCAGCCAACTGTCCTGCATCGCACGCTCGGCCGCGAAAGCGACAACGAGAGGTCGATCCTCGGACGGGAAGTCCACCGTAGCGCTCGACAGTGTGGCGAGCCTGTGGTGGTAGTCGTAGATCAGGCTTGCTGGCGGGTTGGCCCCTCGGGCGATCCACAGGTTCGTGCCCTGCAACCAGTAGCGGTTGCCCCGCACCCGGAAGCGGTCCCTGAAGTCAATCAAGCCACCCCAGCGCGTGCCGTCAATCTTCCTGAGCGCACTCGTTGCATCGTCACCGGACAGCCGGAAGAAGTCGCTTTCGAGCGCCTTGTAGCGGCCGCCGTCGTCCGACTCGGTGCCGCTCCAGGAGGTGATCGCGGTCGCCTGTGATACCCACCGATCGCTGAGCCCGCAGTCCATCATGTAGTCCTGGGCATCGTTCAGCCCGTACTGAAGGAACTGGTTCACGCCCTCCAGCGTCGAGTCGTCATGCTCGATCAGGCTATCATCGTCAGCAGCAGTGTCCGTAAGCCGGTAAAAGGCTCTCTGCATACTCGCGAGGTTGGTGAGTACAGCCATCTACGCAGTCGCCGCCTTTCGCTGTTTGGGCTTGCGTGGCGCCTCGGCCTTCGGCAGGGGGGCCTCCACGGCCGCCCCCTCCTTGCGGCCGGCAGCCACGAAGTCCGCGATCTGACCGGCCGTTAGGCCACGAGCCTCGGCGGCCGTAAAGAACTCGTCCTGCAAAGTAGTCACGCGCTGACGCTTCGCGCTGCGCTCCATCTCTGCCGGGTCCGTGCGGAAGTGGTGGTTCTTGTAGTTGTGCCCCGTCTTTAACTCGTCGTAGACGTACTCCTCGGTCATCTCCTCCGGCCGTAGCTCGAAGACGGGAACCGTGGGCACGCCCATCTGATTCATCTTCCACTTCTGCTCACCACGAGCATCCAGGACCGGGTGGCTCACCTCTCGGGTGAATACGCGCCGAACGATCGGCCGCCCGTCCGTGTGCGTGCCGACGATCTGCTCGTCCTCGGCGTATACAGTGCGAGGGCGCAGGCCGCTGATGCTGTTGAGTCTCTGTCGTCTCATGGTGCCTCCTGTGTCGGCCCCCGCTCATCGGGAGGGGACGTGGATGATAGATCAATGCCTACCGGCAGTACCGGCTCTCCGGTTACGCGCTTACGCACGGCCCTGCCAACCGCCATCGCCTCGTCACGCATCGCGTTCCGTAGGCGCTCCTGTGTGTCACGCTGGTTCCTCACCTGCCATGTCAGCGCGTCCTGTATCGAGCCGAAGCGACCTTGGCCGCTCCACGTGTCTCCCTTCTCCAGCATCTCAGTCAGCCCGCTCACGCCGAGCTCGTCCAGCTCATAGCCGACGTACAGCCCGAGCCCATCGTCGTAATACGTTACCTCGACCGTCTCGACCGGCTCCTCGTCCAGCTCACCGGACTTCCACGCCGCGAGCACCGGATCGTCCGACCTTAGCGTGATCCGTATCTGCCACTGGCAGACGGGCTCAGGGATCCACACGATATTCGCGTGCCTGCCGCTCTTCCTGAAATGCAGTTCGACTGCATCCTGGAACTCTAGGGGGGCACGGCGGCGCCGTGCCCCACCCATAGTCGCGATCACCCCCATTACGAGATTCCCTCGCTGATCATGCTCAGCTACTCGCCGTGCCGATGATCATGCCAGTCTCGCCGCCTAGGTTCACCCCGTAGTTTTCAAACAGGGACAGCGTCCCAACGGTGTTGATCCAGGTGACCTGGCCGTTCGTGGCGATCATGCAACTGTTGTACCTGACATGACCCGTGGCAGAAGCGTAGCCCTCGATGTTCACATCAACCGCGTTGGCGTTCTCCAACGCGCAGTCCTCGATGAGACAGTCCGTCCAGGCAGCGCTCATGTCGATGTTGGCCGCAGCGAAGTTGCCGTGGCTGACCAATCCACGAATCGTGACATGGTCTGCCGCCGCCCCAGTGAGGAACGCGGTGTTGCCCGCCGTGTCCGTACCGTGGTTCTCGCAGCCGATGCACTCGAAGTAGTCCGCAGCGGCACTGAGCGTGATCCAGTGATTCGTGTTCTTCGCTGCCGTGGCGTCATCGAACAGGCAGTTCTCGACCCGGCAGTGGGCTGCCGTGACAGGAATACCCACCACAAGCGCGTCCACATCGTTTATGAAGTGGATGTTCTGGATGCTGACATTGGCCGCCGTCACCGTGACGGTCGAGGCTGTGGCGCTGAGCGTGACCTGTGGGCGGTCAGTGCCGCGACCCAGGCCGATGATGCTGATGCCCGCCACATCTGCGGCGACACCTGCGGCGCCGCTGACCGTCTCCGCGTGGCCCGGCATCACGTAGATGATGTCGCCCTTGCTCGCCGTGCATTTGTTGATGGCGGCGTCGATCGTGATCAACGCCTCGTCCGACGCATCCCCAGTGTTCGCGGCGGCGCCACTACCAGAGTCCACATAGAAGACGGATCCGGTAGTATGGTTGATCAGGTTCCGCAATTCCTGCGAATACTTCACTTCACGCAAGGCGTTCCGCAGCCTGTTGTTCAGTTCTTGGCTTGACATTAGGTCCCTCGCTTCAAGGCGTTAGAGGCTGGGCGGGGGACATTGTGCCCCCCGCCCAACAACCCGTTTCGGTGCTTCCCAGCGACCTATCAGCTAGGCACTGGGCTGAAGTCAGCCGCCGTTACGTTGGCAAGCGTAATGCCCGTCAACGCGGCGTGTCTGTTTCGGCGATCACTGAAGTTCTGAAGGTACGACTTCACGTACCACTCCTTACCGTCAAAGTCCGACAGTCTTGAGAACTGGCTTCCGTCTTCGGCAAAGTAATCGGCCTCGCCGTCGAGATCGACCCTGAACAGGTCCTCCACGGACAGCGTGTAGAGCACATCGTGGACCTGCCAATCGTCCTCGATAAAGTCCATGTTGGCGATCCTGACGGCCTCATAGCCACCCTCGAACGTGCGGCCCAGCGATGTCTGCTGCTGGAACCCTACGAGCGTCCTGGCGAGCTCGGCGATCACGGCACCCTGGGCGCAGCAAACATGAGTCGCTGGTCCTACGGGTGAGGTGCTCTTCGCTCTGAGCTGCCGGAAATGCTCCGTGACCTCGATGTGATCGAAGGTCGCCGAGGCCTTCCTGTAAGGCTTCCACCTCGGATACGTGGACTGAGAAATATTGAACACCGTCGTCGCGTCCGCGTCCGGGTCTACGATGTTCAGTAGGCCATTGGGAGCGTTGGTGTATTCCGACGCGAAGTAGTCAGTCGAGATGTTCGGTGTAGTGGCGTTAACGATCAGGTCGTTGGCCGCCAGGGTGGCGCTGGGCTCCCACGTGCCTGCCGTAGTCACCGTGACCGTGTTGGTCGAGTACGTGACGGCAGAGACAGTCCCCGCCCCCGCCAGCCCGTTGCTGTCGTTCACATCGACCCAGTTGAGTATCATGCCTGGCTCGATATGGAGCAGTGGCGGCGTGCCCGCGTGGCCGTAGCCATCCTTGACCACGAATACGGTTGAAGACGTGCGGGACGATACCTTGCACAGCGTACCGTTCGAGGTTCCGACCGCGTGACGGATCTGAGCTCGTCCGAAGGCGTCCCACATCTGGTCGAACATCCGACCGAGTAGGTCCCCGAACGCACCTGGCCCGCGCACTGCCCGCTTCTCGATGAAGTTGTCGATCGCCCTACGAACGTAGAGCCGTGCCGGCGTGGTTTCCCCTTCCACAGCATCAACGTACTGGTGGTCGGGAAGGTTGCCGTCAGATCCCTGGGCCCCACCTGAGTAGGTCAGGTCTGCGGAGAATACCAACTTCTCACCGTCCATCCTGTAGTCACCTGCCCCAGCCTCCTGGAAGAGCTGGGAGGTCGGCGACCAACTAGAGACGTTCGGCTTAACCTCGCCGGCATAAATCTCGTGTACGAGTCCCGTGAGGTCGGTAATCGCCTCAAGGTTCCCGACTTGTGAGCCTAGTGCCATTGTCTTTTACCCTTGTCTATTGAGACTGCTGGCCCCACGTCCTTACGCGGGCCCTGCGTGCTCGTTTCTGTTGGCTGGGAGACAGTCTATTGATCTCCTGGTTCTCGGTAGAGGTGCCATGATCGCGCACCCCTGCCGTGGCCCGGACGACCCCCGGCCGTGTCGCGTGACGAGTGGCAGCGTCTTCGAGACTCTTCGCCTCACGCTGCCGCGCTTCTGCTGTCACCTTCGCCTTCGCTGCCATCAGCTCCTGCTGCCTGACTTCGGCAGCCTGGTTCTTCTGGCCCGCAGCCACCTCCGGCTTCGACCCATATGCAGCGTTCGCATACGTGTACCAGCCGCCAGGTGTCGGCGTCTCGCCTCTAGCCTGACAGATCGAGCCGTAGCCCGATAAAGCCTGCCTCACCTCGGTCTCATTCCAGAGCGGATACTGCGGGGGCACCTTGGTGTTGGGATTACCCGCCATCGCGTCGTTGATCGCGTCGTGTGCGAACTGGCTGGCCTTTTGGACGGCCACCCCCTGCACATACGTCTGACGCGCCTCCGACTTCGCCTGTTCGAGTCCTTCGGTGCTGGCATTGGCGAGGATGCCGTTGCGGTAGCTCTGGGCGTCGGCTTCCCCGTAGGTGCCCTTGATGTCCTGAAACGCCGATTCCTGCTCGGCGCTCAGGATACCGCCAGAGCTCGCTTGGTTCTTCCAGTAGTCGGCATCGGCGCGGGACTCCAAGAGTTGCGCGTTCACGCTGTCGAGCTGCTGTGAGGCCTGGTCAAGTTCGGCCCTACGGGTGTGGCTGTTCAGAAGAGCCCTGAGATCGCGTTCATCTTCAGGAGCTACCTCGAACGCCTCGCGCCCCCGTTGTCGCAGGGGATGACCGTCTGCGACGGGGACTGTCACGGATGTGGTAACAGGGGTGGTGGCCTGCTCGGTCTCCGTGGCCTCGGCCACGCTCGCCCCAGAAATTGAAGGGGCGGCGATAGTGTCGAGGTCTTCGGTACCGGAAGGGGAGCCCTCCTCGGGCGGCCCTTCCTCTGGTGCTCCTTCTGCCTTTGTAAACCGGCCGCCCTCGGGCGTGCCTGCCGGCTGCCGGGCACGTTCGCCCGCCTCAAGCCTCGCGGTGAGGCGCTGCCGTGCTGCCTGCTTGATGTCCGATACAGTACGAGGCCCCTCCGCTGGGGTCTCTACTACTACTACCGGGGCTGCAACGACTTCCGGGGCCCCTGGGGCGGCGGCTGTCTCAGTCATGGGTTCTCCACATAGTGTTAATAAGCTCCACCTTCACGCGCCTCTGCCGTCAAGGCGGCCACTTCACTCCTCGGCGTACTCACCTCTTCGGCGGTCGTGGTCCCGACATCCGGGCCAGCCGCTGGGCCAGTGGGTGAGGCCGCTGGCGATCCGGCCGCCGGCGTAGGTGGCTCGACCTGTGCAGCCCGGGCCACCTGCTGGCCGCTCAACCACTTGAAGAATTGATCCTGCCGGAGCATCGCGATCCGGCGAACGATCGAGTCTTCGCTCTCGTCTTGTGTCATCGTAGACAACGCTTCGAGGTGTGCCGTCGAGTCGTCGTCCATCATTATCGGATATTGCTTGTCCAGCATCGGCCACAGGTATTGTGCCGCCTGCTCTACCGTTGGATTGCCCAGGCCGCTCACCTGATCCCGCGTTAGACCATACTGCTCTCGGAACTCCCGGACCACCTCCCGGACACCCTGGTTGACGACCTTCGCCCTGCGCTCGCGCATCTCCTGCGGGTCGAACTCGTCAGGCCATAGGCTCCTGTCAGGGTACTGCTTCTTGAACTGTCTGGTCGTGATAGCACGCTCGCCCGTCGTCGGATCGAACATCTGCCAGAGGTTCATCAACTGCTGGGCCTTAGCTTCCGTGGTGGCACCGAAGCCGGAGGTGAGCCGATACATCGGCTTCATCTCGCTAAGCTGGCTCCTGTCTATATATGGCTTGATCAGATGCGAAATCTCGTCGCCGGCTATGTCCACGAGCCACGGCACGTCGCCATACTGCTTCATCAGGCGCCAGCAGATGCCCATGAACCCCTCGGCGCTCTCACGGAAGCGCTGGTTGGTCGGCCCATGCACCGTGTCGTCGGCCCTAGCGAGGGCCACGACCTTGGCTGCCGCGTCGTATGGCTGGCTCTCGCCTCTGCTAGCAGCTTGCCAGCCACCCTTACGGAACATCCCGGACTCGATGCGTTGGATCTTGTGCTCCAGCAGCGGGATGTGCCTGCTAGGGAGCTCCAGGTACTGGGGTATGAACCCGGTGCCGGGATCGATCTCGATCTCGCCGTCGTCTATATAGGCAGCGCTGTCGTCGGCGATGACGCCCGCCGTGATCAGTGGGGCTCTGACGCTGCGCCTCACGAACTCGTTCACCAGCGTCTCTAGCTGGTTGAGCTGGACCTGGTCCTCGTCCAGATCGGCCACGAACGGCTTGCCGAGCACGTCGTCAAAGCGATTGGCGCTGTAGACCTGCACGGAGCTCAGCACGCCGCCAGGCAGCGGGCCGTCATGTAGGAGCAGCGCGTTGCCGAAGCCGCCGGTCGTGCCACCGCCGGACGCGTCCGCGCTGTCCGTTGACGCGCTACCGTTCAGCGCCACGATAGTGAGTCGGCCCACCGGATAGTTCATATCGACGCCGGGCGCGACCTCGCGGTAGATCAGCGCCAGGAGCTCGTCGCCGCCCTGCCCGCTCATAAGCGAGGCCGTGCCGTGGATGCTGCTGCCTGCCATCAGCCACTTACGCACGGTGCGCTGGAACCGGCTAGACGAGGCCAGCTTGGTCGAACCCTCGATGCCCGGTACCTCGGGGAACGCCTGTCTGACGCCCTCCGCGCTGACTATGCGGGCATACGTCATGTGCTCGACCTTGCCGCGTGTCGCGCCGGTGCTGTAGACGGTGTCGAATGGGTCGCCTACCCAGCAATCGATCGTGCCGCGTACCGGGCCTTGCATACCCTCCGCGTGTACGGGCTGGTAGGCGTCGAACTGCGGGTCGTCCCTCCAGTGCGCGTGGATTGGACAATTCCCGTATGCCGCCGCCATGTACATCGCCTCGGCGAACAGGGAGTTCAGGTACTGTTCCTTCGCGATGTAGTTGGCGAATGCCTGGTCGATCGCGCCCGACTCCCGAGACTGTCGGTCAGGCCTGGTCTCGACCACGAAGCGAAATGGCATGGTGCTGTGGTAGGCGACCATGTTGTCCACCATAGGGCGCAGTAGGTTGTTCTGGGCCCTAGGCACTCCACTCAGGTTGTGGGGGATCTGGATCCGCTCGCCGTTGTACAGATCGGCCCACTGGTTGTCGCCCTCACCATCGATGTGGATGAGGTACTTCTCGGCCGTCAGGTCGTGGAAGCGCCGGCTGTTGAGCCCGTTGCGGTGGAACTCCGCGACCTCGCGTGCCACTGACCGAGGGTCCACGGATGACGAGTCAGCCTGGTTGTTGGGCTGAGCTCCTACCGCGTCAGGGCCACCGTAGTGGCCGGAAGACGTAACTGTCGTGTTAAGAGGTGTCGCCATAATCGGATAACATACGCTTCGGGGGTGGCTCAGCCAACACTTTGCTCCAACTCCGCCTGGATCTCACTCCACGCCTTGCCCTCTCGGTGATGCGCCAGCCTGGCGCTGTTGCGAAGACCTTGGCGGGTATGCTCGCTGTCGAACTTGTCGATGACGTAGTTCAGCGCCGGCGGCATGGGCTCTGGCGGCCGCTTGCGCCCTGCCGGCAGCTCGGTCAGGCCCTGCTCCGATCTCGCGACACGGCGTATGTGGTCCTCCCATGCGTCGTTCTTGTCCCTGAGCCGGTCGCGCTCGTCCAGTAGGAGCTCGTAGGCGGTGCGGGACACCCAGGGCAGCCTCATCCTCCACCGCCCGCCGACCCTGCACCCCACTTGGCCGCCAGATCCACGCGCTCCCCCCTTGCTATAGTGATGCCCGCTAGCTCGATCCACAGCTTGGAGCCCCGCGCCTCACCGAGCCCTTGGAGATAGTCCTCTAGGATGTCGTCTGCGGTCCTTCCGCAGAAGGCGAGGTTCTGGCCGGCACCCCGCGATGAGTAGGCCTCGGGGAACCGCTCGGCCAAGGCCTCGACCTCCTCCCTGCCCGCAGCACGCTTTTGCATAGCCCCCCTTATCCTGGCAAGTTTATAGGCACGCACGGCATCGGCCAGGACGGCCTCGCGCACCGTCCTTACGATTCCGGCAGCCACACAAGGAAGCCGGGCGTCTTCTCTCCGTGCCAGCCGCCTAGTTGATTGAACTCGTAGTGCTCCAGTGCTCCCTCGTAGCTATCACAGCCCTCGTCCATGAGCTGCTCGATGACCTTTTCCTTGTCGTAGAGCACGATCGGCTCCATGCCGAAACGCTCTAGAACTCCGATGACACAGTCATCGTAGCCGTCCATGATGAGCGCACTCTCGACCCCGAGCTCTAGCAAGCGCTCTGCTAGCGTGACCGTGGTCTCGATGAACCCGGTGGCGTCGGACAAGTGCGTCTCGCCATTGAGCAGCTTGAGGTCAGACTTCCCCATCGGGACCTCTCACCTCGTCGTTCTTCTTGTACCAGCGCTGAGCGTAGCGCCATTTGCCGAACGCACGCGCACGGGCCCGGCACCAGCCCTTGAAGTTAAGCCAGTGGTAATAGGCCCTCTCGTGCAGCCTCATCTTCTTGTAGAAGACATACTCCTCCAGGAATTGGACACGGGGATCGGCCATCAGCGTGTGGTACCTGTCGAGGATAAGCCTCACGTCCTTGATGGTCGCCAGCTTGTCCTCGTAGGCGCCTTCCCTGGCGATGCGCCGCCGGGCCCCTCTGCTCTGGTTCTGGTTCTCTTCGCTCAAAACGGGTGCCTCCTGGATTGGCGCTCGTGACGTGCGACGCGCTCCAGGCGATCCTCTAGCCCCGTGTCGCGGTTACGAGAGACCTTCTCGGGTGGTGGCGAGAAGCTAGCGGCCTTCCACCAGCTCATCACCAGGTAGCGCAGTGCCGCAATAGCGTCGGCACCGTCAGCAGTGTTGTCGTCAGCGTCCTGGTGCTGGGCGCGTCCTTCCCTCCTATCCGGGTAACGCCAGTTGCGGACCTCCCACAACAGCCGCGAGCCGCCGACCATGCGCCCCTCGCTAGCCACCGACGCGCCCTTGTACCACTTCTGGCCCTTGCCGAGCTCCCTACAGAACAGCAGGGCCCTCCTGCCCAAGAGGTCGTTGAGCCGCTCAACACAGGCCGCACGATAGTTCTTGCCCTCAGTGGAGGTCTTAGCCACCGCCCTGACCAGGTACGGGCTGCCTAGCTTCCTGAACGCCGCGTTGAGCTCCATGATGTCCTGCGGGTTCGCGGAGTCGCCCCAGATCGGGGTGCGCGACGGCGCCTCGTGCTTGGTTAGGAGCTCGTGGATCGCCTTGGCACGCACCGTCAGCGTCTCCTGCTGGCTAAAATGCTCGGCCAAGACGTGTAGCCGCTTGGTGCGGTCGCTCGCAGCCAACACGAAGCAGAAGCGCCATGCCCCAAAATCGATGCCGGCGAACATCGGCCAGCCCTGCTCGATCAGGGTGGACATCGGCGAGTGCTCCATGTGGTCGGACTCCACGAAGCCCAGTGCGACGCCTGTGGCCTGCTTCGGGCTGATACCACGCACCCTGGACTGGTACATCGCCGGGATGTGCGCGTAGAGGTCCCTGCGTCGCTCTATCGCCTCCTTGCTGACAGCACCAGGTACGAGGCTCGACTCGTCGGCTACCACGTTGGGGTGGTCTAGTGCGCTGACCCGGACGTGGGTCACATGGGGTTGGAGGCAAAATTGATGGAGCTCGTCTTCCTCGAAGTCAGGGTTGCCGAACGCGAGCCTAAGATTGTGAGGCGCCGAGCAGGTGTTCTCGAAAGCCACCATGATCGCAGGGTGGACCCCAGGCGTCTCCTCGGTCAATATCAGCATATGCTCGGCGTGCCATCCCTGCGCTTTGGTGGCTGACGCCTCCGCAGCACCCACCCCGCACCCGAACGCGGTCGCCGCCCATGACTCGCGCTCCTCGATGCCCGGTCGCATATGGATGGCGCCAGACGCCAATAGCTCGGCTTCAGGGAAGTGCTCCAGGAAGCGCGGCCACAACACCCCTATCTCCTTCCAGATGTGCTTGGTGAGCTGCGCGAGCTTGGGGGCCGCCGTGACGACGATCGAGTCCTCCCAACACGCCAGAAACCACAGCACGACCGCTGCCCCGAGGAAGGTCTTTCCAGTCCCGGTGCCACTCTCAACCCCCACGTCCTTCCACTCGGCAAGCGCCTCAAGCACCCCGGCAAGCGGGTCCACAGTACCGTCCCAGTCGTGACCTGCGTACCCATCGTTGAGACTCCAGCGCAGCGTGTGCTCAGGGACCCCGAGCTTCTCGTGGATCCAGCCCATAGGGTCCTTCTGGTACTCAGTGTGAGCTCTCGACCCCGAGCGCTGACCGAACCCCTCGTACTCCTGGAGAGCTGCCCGGTCCCGCAGCGTGTCAGGAGCTAGTGTTGTGGCCGAGAACGCCTGCACGGGTCCCCCCTCTTTTGCGCCAGGAAATTTTTGAACCTGAAAATTTTTGGAATTTGTCTTGACCTATAATATCACGTATCACAAAACCCGTTTTTTTAGTTCGCTGATTCCGATTCCGCTTTCCCGACTGCATAATCCCTCACCGCCTGGGGGCCGAAATCGACCTCATAACGACTGCATAATTCCTCACCGACCCTCTCCACCATACGCAGCAACGACTTACGCGACTCGGGACGGCGTCATAATGTCTATTATGTTAGCCTGGAGGCCCTTTCGGCCCCCAATCCTGCATAAACACACATCGCCGTAGGTGGCCGCCCAGGGCCCGAGTGGTGGGGCTGTGGGGGCTGGGCAGGCATGGGGGCGCCTCACGCCCTGAGCCGGCGGCCAAGGACATCCAGCCACTGCTCCCGGATGCCCATGAGCTCGCTGCTGTCGCGCACACAGCGCTGCACTGGCTCGAAGAGCTCATTGAGTAGGTCATGGTCCACCGTCACCCCGTCGCGCTTCTCTCCCACGCTGTACTTCGCCAGCTTGTCGAAGATGGCTATCAGGTCCTTGGGGTCGGCGTCGTCGTCCGCGAGGATCCCCACGATGCGCCGCCTAGCCACCTCCAGGTCGCCACGGAAGGCCTCCCGCAGCTCCTTGGTGACGCCGGTACCGCCGCTGTTGCCGGGGTTGCCACGTCGCAGCGCCCCGCCGTGCGGCTGGGGACGCATCTCGACCTCGACCTCAACCCCGGAAGTCGTTGTGTAGCAACGGGTTAGAGCCTTGGGGGTGTCTGCGGGTAAGCTGCTAGGGGTGGGCTCAGGGTCGGGCGGGGGTGTCCCTGAGACAGCCGAAGACGTAGAAACGACCGCAGAAACGACGCTAGCCACCTGCTATCCCCCTCACGTCGCCGACCGTGAACCCCTTCTTCCCACTGGGTACGGCCCCCTCGAACGCTGACAGGGGGACGTTGAGTGCGTCGGCCAGCCTAGCCCCCTTCGAGCTAGCGAAGTTCACTGCCATCACTGAGGCTTGCTCCTCCACCTGCTCCTCCACCTGCTCCACCACCGCCGGGAAGATGGGGCCTGAGCTCTGGACGTTGCCGTAGCTCACGTTGGCCTTTCCGTCCTCCAGGCCTGCTGCTGCTGCCGCCGTGACCGCAGCCTGTGCCACTGCCCTTGGGTTGTCCGCCTGCCCTGTGACCTTGATCTCTAGCTTCATGCCGCCCTCCCTGTGTAGGCTTCGCTTCACTGATCGCAACCTACTCCGCGAGGCCCATGGCGTCGAGCCCGAGCTTGAGCACCCCAGCCTCTACCTCGCCTGGAGGCGTGCTCTGGTCTAGCAGGTCCCTGGCGTGATGCGGCCACCCCATCTTCGCTAGCGTGCATCCCTGGTCGAGCCCGCAGACATCGAACCAAACGCCCGCCTGCTTGCTGCCCAGGAACAAGATCGCCTTGGTCCGCAACCTCACGCTGTGATGGGGTTGGGTGGCAGAGCGCTTGCCGGCGCCCCTCATCTCCCTGGCAGCGTGCTCTATCACCGATAGCGCCAGGGCCCTGTGGCCTCCCCGGCCTACTAGACTCCCCGCGATAGCCAATTTCCCCTCCCCTTCTCAGCAGGTTCCTTCCCGCCCCCACGGGAGAGCCATCCCCCCACCCTTTCGATCGCCGGCATCGCCCTCCACGTAGGCCATGACTCGATGATGCTGTCTAGCAGCTTCGATAGGTCCTCCTTGGCGAGGAGCCCTCCTGGCCTGTACCCGTCATCCCGCGACCCGGCATATCTGATCGGGTCGTCGGCGGGCAAGCTGGACACGCCGGGTGACGCCGCTGCTCCCCCTTGGTGGCC